GTAATAATCTTCCGGCAATCTTCGTAGATGATGTCCATGTTATAGCTGCACCCATACCACTGTGCTGTGTACAGTAGTATTCATATACTAACTGACCTAAGTGAGGAACAGTCCAAGTAACGGTTGCACCCGCTGAACCCGGTGTGCCTGATCTTACAACTCCATTTGCTACAGCACCTGTTTCAAAGTCAAATGTAGGGCTAGTAGCAGCTGATCTTGCGTTAAATGCTAAAACGTGAGTTGCATTAGTTGCATCACTAACGTCAAATGTATATACACTTCCTGTCTTTAATGTAAGTGCTTGCTGACTTACACCACCTATTACAAATTTGCCTGCTGCTACAGTAACTGTATATGAAGCATTTGCAGCTGTAGGATGATCGCTGTTAAATAGATAAGCTGACTTACCATCAGTAGGAGTTGAAGCTCCCGGTAATTGTACCTGTTCGTAAACAGCTGTTGAACCCGCAACGAATGACTCTTTAGGGTCGTTTTCTACAATTAGACTTGAACCTAATGTACCAATATTTAGAGCTACGTTAGAGCCTGCATTACCTCTGTACTCTATGTCGCCTGCAGTTGTATATGTACCACCTGTACCAGATGCTAAGACTATCCAATAAGGATCTCCGACTGTTGTATTTGGTGTTACGCCTGTAACGACATCTGTGTTTTGTAAAATGTATGCTGAGTTCTGATAAGTAACAACATCATTTGTATAATAATTATTTCCTGTGACGTTAAATGCACCTCTAAAGTTTAGACCAGAGGTCATTCGGTCCCAGTTTGTTGTATTTACTTCTGGTGAAGTTGTAGTTGTTGGAGCGTCAGATATGCAAATATATGCTGACCCGTTACGTAATACTACATCGTCAACCTCGTAATTAGCGGAAGAAGCCCAGTTACCCTTCCAAGTAAACTTGAGTTTTCCTAAATCAATTTGTGCCATTAAATTACATTGTTGTGTTTAATATTAAATGTCCAGATGTATTTAAAGAATATCTGGGAGTTCCTTGTGTTCCGCCTGATGTTGCGGTGTGTAAAGCGGCAGAGTCACCGATTAACCATTGTGCTTCACCTTTGTACTCATAATCCTTTACTGCATATGTAGCAGTGTTAGAAGCAGTTGCATACGTTAATTGTAATACACCTGTGCTACTTCTAGAAAAGCCATAAAAGACAGTAAAGCCTGCGTATGTACTTGCTAAGTTAGCATAATGTAAAGAGGAAAACTGATTCGCTACACCAGTAGATGTAGTAAATGCAGTATTTGCAGGGTTTGAAGCATACTTGTTAGCATCATCAACCTGAGCTGACATGTTAGAGCCTGCGTTCTGTGCAGTTGTTGCACTTGCCGCAGCTGCATTAGCCTGTGTTAAAGCATCTGCAGCAGAGCTTGCAGCAGCAGCTGCCTGTGTAGTTGCTAGCCCTGCTTGCGTTGTAGCGGTTGTAGCATGCCCTGCTAATACTGTATTATTGTTTGTCGTGATGTCTTCAACTTGTTGTTTATTAACACCATCTGTTGCAGATATACCGTCCGCTACGTTTGTAATACGGTTACTATCTACGTTTAAGTTACCACTGATGGTTACGTTAGACAACGTACCACCAAGGTTTTGCACTGCATCCTTCTCTTCTTGTAAAGAGTATATAGTTTGTAGTGCGTTTTCGTTTAAGTCAGCTGCTTTTACAGAGGAGCCGGGAGTATACGTAACTCGAGGCGAACCAACATCCGTGCTTCTTCCAATACGAATTATTACTGGACTGCTAGGAATATTTCCTGTTGTAAATTCAACTGTACCACCACCTGTCGGCGTATAGTTAACTATGTTATAATGAGTGCCTGCTGTTTTAAGTGCACCATCTAGCTTAACATCGACATCAGAGGTAGTAATAGAAGGGAAGGTAAAATTTTTATTATTATTACCATCCGCAGTATATTCAATGAATGTTAGTGCCATTATTTATAAATTTTAAGTAATTCAGAATAAGTAGTCTGATCGGTTTTCATGTTACGTTTTATAGTTGCTTCTGCATTAGCTTTTTGTAATGCTAGTACCTCGGGTAAATCGACCATACGTGCCCAAGCGTTACCTTTTGCTTCTCTAAACAATTTTTTTATCATTATATTATGGTAGTAATCTTTATTTTCATACTTAGTTCGATCACCACTCTTCATATCCTTACGTCTTTGATTGACCGATGCTATAATTCTAGGGTTTTTAGCTAGTCTATTTAGTTTAGCTTCTAGCTTTTCTTTACCCATTTCTTCTTGAAATATAGCTCGTAAATTAGGTGAATCAGATAAATCATCACCATCAGGAGAGAACATAGTTATTAACCGTGTATCATATCCTTCTTGTAATAGCGAACGTCCCGGAGAATTTTTTAGCACAAAATTTACGGGTATAGTAGCGTTCCAAGTTCTTTCAATAAAGTTCCAAGGTTGTAATTTTTGACCATTTAATATGTCAGTTTTCTTAGGTAACTGACCACCATACATTCCGGCAAAGTTTTCACTAAATCTGTTTCTATTACGTATAGAATCAATAATACCTGACTGTAGTTCATTAACACCAGACTGTGAAAATACCTGACCTAGTGAGTTACGTAAGCCTGCAAGAGGTACTTGGTTGTTAATTAAGCCTGCAACTACTCTATTTACTTGACCGGGTTTACCACTAAATATATCTACAAATGACTGCATACCCGCTAGGTAAGACTTACTGGTCACACCTTGAGATAATAATAATGCCATTTTTAGTAGATTATCTTTTGTCCACTCTTCTCCCATAAGTTGACTTGCATCACCTATGTCAGCTATCATAGACATAATCTGGTTGAATGGTTCAAATGAATCATACTCAACACCTATATCGCCAAAGAATAAAGTTCTTGCTTTAAAACCACCATCTATCCATGCTTGTCTTTGTTGCCTATCTATTGGTCCGTTACCAGTCATACGACCTGTCATCCATGCCCATGATGCCATACTTACAAGTGAAGCACCCATCATCAATCTACCTGTTTGTAATGCCTTAGCATTAATTAGGTCTTGGTCGTTCATAATACCATATTTAGACGCTAGCTCGTCGGTTAGTTTGCCGGGCTTGGCAAAGGCTATATCGTTAAACTCTCTTACTAGAAAGTTAAATCCGGGTGTATGTTTTGCAGTTAGTGCTAATCCGTTTACACCTGTTCGAGCAAACAGGAAGAAAGGTTTAGCCCAAGGGTTTTGTTGAAATACTGCGTTTAGATTTGCAGCAAAACCTGACAAATCTTGCGTTAGGGTTACTTCTTGTCTGGCAAATTTTGTTGCTCCTTCGACGATATTACCGTCAGCATCAAATATATCAGAATAGAAATAATCCTCATAACTTCTTATTAGTGCGGGATTGATTTTTATACCATCTGCAAGTGCACCGGCTTGTTGTGCATCAAATGCAGACATTAAAGCTTTCTCCCTCATTTTAGCTCTACCTAATATAAATGCAAACGCATCGTCAGTAGCCGCCATTAGTTTTGTGCCGTAAGTCAAAAAGTTTTTATCATTCATACTCCGAGCCATATTTGCCATAGCAAATGCAGCCTTGTCTCCGGCAGACGCACGATCGCTTTCAGCCCATCGTCTTAGTATTTCCCAGTTATCATCTCCCTGTGTATATTCAGAGAAACGAGTTTTTACAGTAGCAATTTCTCCTGACCAGTATGAGTTAAGTCTAGTTTTAAACAACTCAAATGACTCAGGTATAGCTTCCATCATAGCGTTCATAGATGCTAGACCCGCACGTATTGTACGTGTGTCACCAGTAAATGGCAACCTTCCTAGACCACCTAATGTAGTTGCAAAAGGACGTAAGAATGTATGAGTAGATGTACCAATAATAGCTCGTAAAGGAGTTTTAGGTCCAGATAATACACTGTGTATCATAACACCTTGTAGTTCTCTGATTAGTGCACCTGTCTGGTTTTTACCTTCAATTACACCACCTTTAACCATTTTTCTTGCCCATGCGTCAAAGTCATCTAGACTGTTAACTGTTTGCATAGATGAGAAAGCTTCAAACAATGCCATCAATAAGTTAGTATCATCAGAGTTATTGTTAATATTTAGTATACTTTGTATAGCTTCTCTTGTATCAGCCATATCAGCATCAAGAGTTCTCTTTAAGTAACTACGTTTAACCCCTGCGTCTAACTCTCTAAAGTTCTGTGACTTTATAATTCTAGCACGTTTTGCTTCAGTCAATGCCATAAACATTGTATCTCGTATAGCTTCTAGTGGTCCGTCAACGTCTGCTATATCAACAAAGTTGGCTAACTCTCTACCCGCTATACCCATATCTCTAACTTGCTGTAGTAATGTACCGACAACCATATCAGCAACAACTACGTACTTACTTGTCATAGTTTCAAGTTTGTCAACTATGTTTCCATCTATATCAGTTATCTCATAAGCATCTGTAGCTCGAAATAACTCTTCTAAATAGGCTTCTGGTGACATGTCAGCTGCATTTCTGCCTAGTGTTATTCGCTGATGTGCTGCAATAGCATCACCAAACACATCTACTAGACGTAAATTCTTAGCTTTAACTTCATCTATAATGTTTTTGTACTTGTTATTACTATATAATTTTTTTAATACGTTATCTACAACATCTTCACTAAGTCCAGATTCTTGTGCACCTCTAGTTCTTTGTACAGCTGTAACAACATTACCGCCTGCACCTTCTTCTGAACCCCAGTTTTCACGTATTTTCTTATCTCGTACCCATACATCATAAGGGTCGTCTTCAGAAAAATATGCTCCCTGATGTGGTTCAGCTAGCGGTCTATTTTTAGCCGCTCTAAATCCACGTTCTCTATCTCTTAGTTGTTTTAATCCTAGTTCAGTGCTTTGATCTAACTGACTTTGACCTCTTTTCTGTACATATTGGGCAACGGATTTCTTACCTTTTCCTATTGCCATAAATGCACCATCAAATACAAGTCCGATTCCCATACCTTCAACAATGTTTTTTAACTTCATCATCATAGGATGGTCTTCTTCCTGTGTACTAAGTGGTGTATCCATCCAACCATAATGGTCTCTAAGTGAACCTAAAGCATTATGCCCATCAGATTCTTTAGATATTAGGTCAGATATAGCACCAACACCGGCTGCTCTTACAAGGCTATTAGCACCTAGTAATGCTTTTGCACCGGCACCTATACCTAATGGTACGCCTGCTTTGGCTGCAACTGCGGCTGTTCCGAGTATAGCAGCTGACATAGAACCAAAATGTACTACACCTCTGGCTAACTTACCCCACCATGTTTTAGTAATGATAGGATTTTCACCATTTCCTGTAGCAGGGTCCCACTCAGGTTGATAGTAACCTCTTTCTTTTCTTTCTTTTTGCCACTCTCCAGAAAACATATCTAGTGCACGTTCTGGAAAAGTACTTACACTTGATACAGTGTCTTGTAATCCACCTGTTACTGCACTAGATAGTTCTTTAACAACACCCTTGACTCCCCAAGATTCTTTTTCTCGTGGGTCAACAAGTTCTTCTTGCTCTTGGTCTATTGCAGCTTCTTCTGCTTCAGCATATTGCTGTGCCTCTTGGAGTTTTCCTTCGATTTGTTGTACAGCTTCAGAGGCGTTTAAGCCGGACATGGGGTCTTCTTGTAAACCCTGTTCGACATCAAAATAATCTTCGTTCATTCTACCTCGTCGTTCATTAAGTTTTCAGCTATACCTGAGTCTAAACACCAAGGGGAGTTATAGCCTGTATACAAACCATCAGCAAGACCTTCAACTAAATCAGCAGATTCTTGCCAACTTATGTTTAATGGTTTTATTTCTTTTTGATAATTTTGTAAATTCATGTAGCTTTGTTTGCCTAATATATTATACATAAACAATGACTGTTCGACCATGTCTTGCGTATTTTTATCATATGGCATTTGTAATATATCAGGACCTAAAATTTCAATAGCTTTATTCAAGTCACCAGTAGTATGTCCATATATACCTACACCACCATAAAGACCATAGCCTTTACCTTTCATTAAGTCGTTAACTTCGCCTAATGGAGTTACTGTAGGGTCAATGCGTTCTCCACCTGTTGGAGATATAAATGATTCATGTAACGGATTTTTTTGGAGACTTTTTAATATATCAGTACTTGATGGAATAGAGGACTCACCTTGTTCTGCCATTTCCCAAATATTTGTTCCATCAGCAAGATTCATAAGACCTCTCATAGCCTTACCATCTGACGCAAAGTGACAGAATAATCCTTTTGTAGCTTTATCTAGTCTAGATTCTGGAATTTCAGTCTCACCTTCTTTAAGAAGACCTAAAGCCTTAGCTCGCATTTGTATAACTTCATGTGATGTATAGTTTTTAGCACCTACACCTACTTGCAAGTAATATAAAGGCATCGGTCCCTTACCGGCTAGATAGTTAATTAATGATTCTTGATGTACCTTTTCACCGGGTAAGTGCTTTTTACCATTTAATAAATCCTCTTGTACGTTAGAATCATTTATTAAGTCAGCAGCTACTTGTCCTTGTTTTAGTGTAAGTGTCCTGTTGCCAACATTAGCGGCACCGGCACCATCTTTAAGACTTGTATCAAGATACTTATACCCTAACTGATCGTCTTTATCTTTCTCATTAAATGTTGCTATAACATTTTTTCTAGCTGTTTCAATAGCAACTTCTGGTGGTGTATTTTTTTTAATTAACTCTTCAACTTGTATCCTAAAATCTTTTTTAGCATTATAAGTTATCTGATTATTAACACCTGTTTTGATTGCTACGTTACTTTCTCTTTGTAATTTTGTATCAATATGATCTTCTACTATTTTTAAATCAGCTTTGTATGCTTCTTTATGTACTTCAAGTATTTGACTAGGCTTATATTTTTTACGATACTGTTCACGTAATTTTGGGTCATTGATCTCATTTAATCTCATGTCAAGATTATCAATGTGACCTCCGTTGTCTGGGTCGTAAAAATCAGCTTCTAGTTTCTTGATAACATCTTGGTCAATCTTATCTTCAGCAGTTCTATATTGTAGTAATGGTTCTAGCTCTTTGTAAAACGGGTGAGCTTCTGTTATATTTAGATCATTAGTAACTTCTTCAACTAATCCTCTTAACTGCTCTTCGTTTATCTCGCCTTTCATATTAGTTTTAATATGATCTAGCTGTGCTTTTACCTTAGTTTGTATATCAAGTTTTTGTTCGTTTTGACCATTGACATAATCAAGACTCTTGGTCTTATCTATAACTTTACTGATTCTATTATAGAACTCAGGTTGAGATTGTTCTAGTGTAGTAAGTTTATTTGTGCCTCTATGTTTGAACTCTTGCTCAAGCATTTTTTCAGCAGCTGTAATAGTTATACTTCCGTCTGCAATCTTTTTTTCTAAGTCTATAGCTGCTAGTTCATACGCATATGGTGTATTCTTAACACCAGTTGCATATTCAAACTGTGCAATATAACCAGAGTTCTTATCAATACCGTCTCCAACTAAAGCTTTGATACCCTCAGTATTTACATTTTTAGCAAAGTCAGTTTGACGTGTAACTTCGGCAGCTTTCTGAACTTTTTGATACTGTCCGTCTACCGCTTTACGATATATACCGGCAGTATTTTCATTAGTTTTATTAAGTAATGCTAATCTTTGTTTTCTACCTAAGAAGTTATCACCACCTCTAAATATACCAGATTTAGCGTACCAAGACTGGTCCCAAAATCTTTGTAGTTGTGCGGCTAATTTAAGATCACCTTTTTGTATAGCATCTTGTACAGAAACTCCGCCTGCTTCAAGTTGAGCATCTGTCATTCCTTCCAACTTAACTTTTCTAGTTAAATTATTAGTGATATATCCTTGATGATCTTTTGTTAAATCAACAGTAAGTGCAGCTCCACGTGTACTATAGTCATTCAGCATGTCTCCTTCAGAAACTGCTATATACTCTTCTTTAGCAGCAGTGCTGTCAGTTTCATTAATTTCTTTCTGTAGCTCACCAGTTATTTTTTTAGCTTCAATACCGGCTTCATTAGACTTTTTACTTAGCTCCTGTTCAATCTGATTCTCTTCATCTACTTTATCAAGAGTAACAGTTTTACCACCTTTAGGTTGAGCTTTATCAATAGGAACTGTGCTACCCTCTGGTAACTGGTCAATAGGTACAGTTGGTTTTTTATTAGACTTATCGCCAGTTATTTCTTTATCTAGTTCATCAGTAGATTTCTGACTTTTTAATAAAGCATTAGCTTCATTCCATTCGTCTAACTCCTTTTTAAACTGACCACCCTGTTTAATTAGCTGTCCAAATTTCTGAAAATTTCTAGACCTTTGTTCTGCCATTCTAACAGCTTCAGCACCACGAGCAGCATACTCTGTCTCGTTACTTTTTGTAATTGCATCTTGTTCAGCGTTAATAGCTTTAGAAAAATCACCTACCTCTTCATAGTTGTACTGAGAGGTGTTGAACATATTTGAGTCCATTATACTGCCTCCAGATTAACGTCTAATAAATCATAATAGACTCCTAAGAAACCAGTAGGTAATATTCCTACAGCCATTGGGTTTTGTTTTACGACTTCTTGAGCTATAACACCACGCCATCTTTCATCAGGTCTGGCTCTGTAAGTCCACTCAAAAATATCGTAACCTTTAGGTGAGACTCCGACTTTAGTAATATCATCTTTAAGTCTTTTATCACTAAATGCCATAATACCAGAGGCTACATTCATACCAAAGCTTAGGCTGTTCATAAACTGACCGGCTCTATCTTTAGGAGGTAACATAGTAGGCATACCAAATTGTGGTCCCATACCAAGTCCCGCTCTCTGTTTTCTTTCCATAGCTTGAGTGCCTTGCTGTATTTTCTGTTGAGCTTTGGCTTCACCTACGGTTGCTAATTTGTATTGTTTTCTATCTATATCAGCAATTTTATTAAAAAACTCCATCTGTCTGGCTCGACCGGCATTTCTGCTCTGTCCGCCTTCATTGACTTTTTGATTACGAAACATCTTTGCAGCAGCATTTTGCTTACCTACTAAAGCGTCTCCTTGTGCTTTTACAGCATATTCTTGGAAATCACTTAATGCACGTGATCTACCGATACCTCGTATGTTTTTTAAGTTTTCTTTAAAATCTGATTCTTTATTCCATTGTTTAATGGAGTCGCCATAATACTTGGCGATACGAGCTTTGTTACGCTCTCTTGCTTGTCGCCTTATTCCGGCGTTAGGGTCTGGTGCACACACGGCAAAATTCTATAAATGGTAAATTGTTTGGTCCATGATTAAACTTACGTAAAAACTTGAAACCTATGAATTTGAGTAGTTTTAAATGTGCTGTATTTCTACAGTCTACGATGTTCCACAATAGAGGCTCAGTACGGCTATCGACCCACCGCTTGGCTTCTCTTGCAAATGTAATTGGATAACGATGGATTGCCGGAGTGCATAGCATCCA